TTCAATTGTATCTGGCGGAACAGCAGGGATTGTTGAATTTATTGATGGTACTCCAGAATCAGGAACAGTATTGTTTAAAGCAAGAACAATAGGTACTGATAATACAACACTTGATAGAACAATACCTCAAAATGGTATTTTATTTGAAAGTGGTCTTAGTATTAGATACACTGTTGGTACAATAGATATGATGACATTTTTCTTCGCATAGGAAAAGAAATGGCTGAGAAAAAGAAAAAAGGCACTATGAAGGGACACACCATAGGTGGTGGGCAAAAACGTCCTACCAAATCTGGTGCGGGAATGACTGCAAAGGGTGTCGCTAAATATCGTAAAGATAACCCTGGAAGTAAGTTAAAAACAGCCGTTACTGGTAAAGTTAAAACTGGTAGCAAGTCTGCAAAAAGACGCAAATCATATTGTGCACGTTCAGCAGGACAAATGAAGAAATTTCCTAAAGCTGCAAAAGATCCTAATAGCCGTTTAAGACAAGCTCGTAAAAGGTGGAAGTGCTAATGAATGTTAAAGAAATATCAACTGGTGTTTGTATAGTATTATTTGCAGGAGCTATTGGTTGGTCTGTATCAACTTTAGTGGAAGTGGATAAAAGAACAGCTATAATGGCAGAGAAGGTTTCTGAAAACCATGAAATGATAAAACCTTTATGGGAAGATTTTATAAGAAGGAGTTTACCGAATGACAATGTTGCGAAGCTCAATGCCACAACAGATAACAAAATCCGTTGGAAGTAAAAAGAAAAAACCAAAAACTAAAGGTTATAATTTAGGTGGACTCAAAGAAGGAACAAAAAGAACAACTAATAATAAGAGGAAGTCCCGTTAAGTTTTGTACGGGTTGTGGAAAGAAAAAATGGTCTTGTAGATGTTATAGGGTCAGTGGACTAGAGGAGTTAAGAAATGCCAAAAGACGCATGTTATCGGAAAGTAAAAGCAAGATTTAAAGTTTTTCCAAGTGCTTATGCTGGAGGTGCAATTGCAAAATGCCGAAAAGTAGGTGCTGCTAATTATGGTAAATCTACAAAGAAAAAAGACGGTGGACTTTTAGAAGCTATTAAGAATGTCAAAGATAAGCAAGGTATTATTAAAGCATCAAACGGCAAAGCGTATAGAAAAAGACCAACAAATAATCCAAAAATTGCGAGAGGTTGCGGAGCTATTTTGGAAGGTAAAAGAAAAGAAACAAAGAAAGCATAATGGCAGTTAGAAAAACAAAAGCAGGTCTAGCCTTAAAGAGATGGTTTAAGGAAGATTGGAAAGATGTTAAAACTGGTAAAGCGTGTGGTCGTAAAAAAGGTGAAAAAAGAGGTGTGCCTTATTGTCGCCCAACTAAGAAGATTTCTAAGAAAACTCCGAAAACTTCTGCGGAGATGACAACTGCGGAGAAACGTAGTAGGATAAATCAGAAGAATAAGTTGGGTCAACCTGCGGGGAAGCCTAAACGAGTAGCATCATTAAAGAAAAGGAAAAAATAATGGAAAGCATGGAAAAAAAGCCGAAAAAGAAAGATTTGTCAGATTTTGCTGGTAAGCCATCAAAAGTTAAAGACAAATCAGATTTTGCCGGTAAGAACAAGATTCTTAAAAAAATAACAAAAGACAAATCAGATTTTGCCGGTAAAAACACAGGTCCTAAAAAAGACGCTTCAGACTTTTCTGGTAAAGCTTCAAAGCCTAAAGACAAATCAGATTTTGCTGGTAAACCATCAAAGCCTAAAGACAAATCAGATTTTGCTGGCAAGAATAAAGCACCTAAAACAGCGGTAAAAACTACTAAAAAAGTGGTAAAAACTACTAAAACTAGTTCACCATCAACTTTTGGTGCCGCATTTAAAGCAGCTAGAAAAAAACAAGGAGCGGGCGGTACTTTTATATATAAAGGTAAAAAGTTTAGTACCAACAGGGCAGATGATGCGAAGAAAAAAAAGGTAGTCAAGAAAAAGAAAACTAACGATTTTCTTAAATCAGTAAGATCTGCAGCTACTCAGTCTAAGTTTAAAAAATCCAACTCATTCAAAAGAGGTACAACAACATAAATGACAACTTCGGGTTCAAGAGATTTCGACTTAGATGTCGGTGAAATAATAGAAGAGGCTTATGAGCGTTGTGGCTTGGAGATGCGTACTG